TATGTGCTAAAGATAGTGCCAATAAGAAAACTAACCACCAAAACATAGGGGTGATTAAACAATCAAACTTATGTAATGAGATTTATCAATATACTGATGAAGAGACAACAGCAATCTGTACGTTATCTTCTATAGTATTAAAAAACTTTATTATTGATGGTAAGTTTGATTATAAATTATTAATTGAGGAAGTTAGAAAAGCTGTAAGAGCTTTAAATAATGTTATTGACAAGAATAACTACTCAACTCAAAAAGGTTTAAAAGGAGGTCTTGAACAAAGAGCAATTGCAATTGGAACTCAAGGATTAGCGGATGTATTCTATTTAATGGATTATATTTTCACATCTGAAGAAGCTAAGTCTTTAAACAAGAATATATTTGAAGCTATCTATTTTGCGGCAATTACTGAAAGTAATGACTTGTGTAAGAAAGGTATTAGAGAACCATATAAGTTCTTTAAAGGGTCACCAATGTCAAAAGGTATTTTCCAATTTGATATGTGGGGATTAGATGAATCTGATTTATTTTTAAATTGGGAGAAGTTAAAAGAAGAAGTAAAAGAATATGGAGTTTGTAATTCATTATTTACAGCGCAAATGCCAGTTGCATCTTCAGCTAAAATTACAGGTTCATTTGAAATGACCGAACCAGCTCACTCAGCTTTATTTAACAGAAGAGTTGTTGGTGGTGAGATTATGATTGTAAACAAGTATTTGATTAATGATTTTGAAAAAATTGGTGTTTGGTGTGAGGACTTGAAAAATGAAATTATTATGAACGAAGGTTCAATTCAAAATATTAATTTCAATCAATATCTTGACCCTGAAGACAAAAACTATAACAAGAAAGTTAAGAGAATTGAACATCTAATTCCAAAGTACAAAACTATTTGGGAGATTTCTCAAAGAGAATTAATTGACATGGCGGCTGATAGAGCACCGTTCATTGACCAATCACAATCAATGAATATCTATATGGCAAATCCAACATTGTCAAAGATTACATCTTCTCACTTCCACTCATGGGAGAAAGGTTTGAAAACTTTGTGTTATTATGTTAGAACTAAAGCGATTTCAACAGGAGCTAAACACTTGGCTGTTGATGTATCAAAAATACAAAAACCTAAAACAAATGTTGAGGTTCCTAAAGTGGACTATAGTGATATGAATTTACCACCAAAACCTGAAGGAATCGAAATTGAATGTTTCGGTTGTTCATCTTAAAGTAATTAAATAATCCCGACCACCATCGGGATTATTTATTTTAATCTATTTATAAGGAAAAATCAGGACATTATATTTATAGTTATGGCTCAAGGTACAACATATGGTCTTAATTTCCCTTTTAGAGATTCTAGTAGGGGAGATTATTTGCAACTTACTCAGTTTGAAGCACAAGAAATTAAAGCAGATTTAATTCATCTTTTGTTAACAAGAAAAGGTTCAAGATATTTTTTACCTACTTTTGGAACAAGATTATATGAATTTGTATTTGAACCGTTTGATGGACTTACATTCGACGCAATTGAATCTGACATAAGAGATGCTGTGGCAAACTTTATGCCAAATCTATTGTTAAACAATATAACAATCACCCCTGCAGACCCACAAGAGGAAGTTGATATTGCAACAGGTCAAAGCACGTTAGGAACAACTGAATCTCCAATATATAGATTTCCAGGAAAAGGAACCTCGGATTACACGGCAAAAGTTAAAATAGACTACTCAACAGATAAAAACACTTATTCGCAGAGTGATTTTGTTATTATTAATATTTAATATAAATGGCAAATCGTAAAATATCATACACAACCAGAGACTATCAAGGAATAAGAACTGAGTTATTAAATTATGTAAGAACATATTATCCTGAATTAATTCAAGATTTTAATGACGCTTCTGTATTTTCAGTATTCTTAGATTTGAATGCTGCGGTTGCAGATAACCTACATTATCATATTGATAGAAGTATTCAAGAAACAGTTCTTCAATATGCACAACAAAGGTCTTCAATTTACAACATTGCAAGAACCTATGGTTTAAAATTGCCAGGTCAAAGACCTTCAGTATCTTTAGTTGATTTTTCAATTACAGTACCTGCGTTCGGAGACAAAGAAGATGAAAGATACTTAGGAACACTTACAAGAGGTTCCCAAGTGACAGGTGCAGGAATAGTTTTTGAAAACATATATGACATTGATTTTACATCACCATATAACGCCCAAGGATTCCCTAATAGATTAAAGATACCTAACTTTAACGCAAATAACGTTTTAATTAACTATACCATTACAAAAAGGGAACTTGTTGTTAATGGTATTACTAAAGTGTTCAAGAGAGTTATTGGTCCAAATGATGTTAGACCATTTTTTGAATTATTCTTACCTGAAAAGAACGTATTAGGTATTACTAGTGTTTTATTAAAAAGTGGAACAGAGTATACAAACTTACCAACAGCGGCAGAATTCTTAGGAGCGTCTAATAAATGGTATCAAGTTGATGCATTAGCGGAAGATAGAGTGTTTATTGAAGACCCTACAAAAGTTTCAGACCAGCCAGGTATTAAAGTTGGAAAATATATCCAAACTCAAAATAGATTTATTAGTGAGTATACTTCTGAAGGATTTAAAAAATTAACTTTTGGAGGTGGAACTAACACCGCTCAAGATGCATTAAACCAATTTACAACTTTAGGTACAACATTAGACTTACAAAGATATTCAAATAACTTTTCATTAGGTTCTGCCTTAATTCCCAATTCAACATTATTCATTCAGTATAGAGTTGGTGGTGGATTGGCAACAAACTTAGGTACAAATGTTATTACTCAAATAGGAACCGTTTCATTTTATGTTAATGGTCCTTCAGAATCACAAAACTCTGCAGTAGTTAATTCATTAAGATGTACTAACGTGACTGCGGCTATTGGTGGAGCGGGTATTCCTTCATTAGAAGAAATTAGAAACTATGTGTCATTTAACTTTGCGGCACAAAAAAGAGCGGTTACAGTACAAGACTATGAGGCAATTATTAGAAATATGCCATCAGAGTTCGGAGCTCCTGCTAAAGTTTCAATTACGGAAAACAACAACAAAATTTTAATTCAGTTATTATCTTACGATACATCAGGTAAGTTAACAAGTATCGTATCTGATACATTAAGACAGAACGTTGCAACATATCTTTCTAATTATAGAATGATGAATGATTATATTTCAATATTAACTGCTGAGGTTATTGACCTTAGTGTTGATGTTCAAATTGTGTTAGACTCTGCACAAAATTCAGGACAGATTATTTCTGATGTTGTTGATAAGATATCTACATATTTTAATCCACAAGTAAGACAACTTGGTCAAAACGTTTATCTATCTGAGATTAGAAGTATTGTTCAAAATCAAAATGGTGTTTTAACTGTTGCGGGCCTTAACGTTTATAATAATGTTGGTGGACAATACTCATCGGCTGAAACGTCAATGCAATATTCAAATCCCGAAACAAAAGAAATTGCACCTGTTGACGATACAATTTTTGCTCAACCGTCACAAGTTTATCAAATTCGTTATCCAAATAAAGACATCAGAATTTCGGTTAAAAACTTCCAATCGGTTACCTTCTCTTAATAGGTTTATTCTCAAATCGTTTAGTTTATAATTTAAAAAGAGTGTGTTTATACTTTAAAAATAACACATAAACTATTTATAAATTAAAGGTATTACATGGCTGAATCATATCGTATTAAAACCGAACTTGGTGTTAATAAAAATATTAATGTTCAAATAGACCAAGAATTTGAGTTTTTAGAAATCTTATCGTTGAAAATACAACAGTCCAACATCTATACAAGAAGTTGTTCGGAATATGGGGTGTTGGTAGGTAGGGTTACTGCAAACAATGGATTTGGTATACCTAATGCGAGAGTATCTGTTTTTATTCCAATAAAAACTACAGATGAATCTAATCCACTTATTTCAAGTATATATCCTTACAAATCACCAACAGACAAAAATGATGATGGTTATAGATATAATCTATTACCTTACGAAAAATCTTATTCAAAACACGCAGCGACAGGAACTCTTCCAACAAGATTGGATGTTCTAACAGGATTAACTGCGGTTGAAATTTACGACACTTATTATAAGTTCACAGCCAAAACCAACGAGAGTGGTGATTACATGATAATGGGAGCTCCATTAGGAGAACAAACTATTGTTATGGATGTTGACCTATCAGATATAGGGGACTTCTCTCTAACACCTCAAGATTTGATTAGAATGGGTCTTGCAACAGAAGCTCAAGTTGCTGGTAGTAAGTTTAGGACTTCAACTGATTTAAGTTCATTACCTCAAATTATTAGTTTAACTAAAAACGCTGAAATTTCTCCATTATGGGGTGACCCAACAATTTGCCAAATTGCGGTTAGTAGATTAGATTTTGACTTAAGGGATGACGCTAATGTTGATATCCAACCAACATCAGTTTTTATGGGTTCAATGTTTTCAACCGCAGATAGTTACAGATTACGTGCAAATGGTAGACCAAGAGATGACATGGGTAATTTATGTGGGTTAACAACAGCTCCTGGCCAAATCTTAGCGTTAAGACAAACAATACAACAAGATAGTGAGGGTAATCCTGTTTTAGAACAATATGATTTAGAACAATCAGGTAATGTTATTGATGGTTCTGGAACATGGTTAATAGAACTACCAATGAATTTGGATTATTTTATAACTAACGAATTTGGAGAAAAAGTTTTATCTAATGACCCAACGATAGGTATTCCAACAAAGGCAAAATATCGTTTTAAAGTTAAATGGACTCAACCAAATGATTTAACTTTACAAACAAGAAGACCTTATTATTTGGTTCCAAATGTTAAAGAATACGGATGGGCAACGCCAACTACAGACCCAACAACATTTGGTACTCCGACAACTTTAAATGGCAAAAGACAACAAAGTTCTTATTATTTTGGACTTGCGTGGAGTGGATATACCAATGGATTTAGTGGACAACAAAAAATAGATAGACTTAATGAAGTGATAGATTGTGAAGACACATTTTATGAATTTCAATATAATAGAGTTTATACTGTATCGTCACTAATTGACCAATTTAAAAAAGGGGGAGGGCTTTTAGGGGTTGCTCCTGGTAAATTTATTGGTATTAAAGAAATTGATGACCAAGACTGTGAAGGTAGTGTAAACAAATTCCCTGTTAATGACGGATTTAAAAATTTTGATTTTTTATTTTTTTTATTTTCAATAATTTTTACGGTAATACAACCAATTGCGTTAATTCTATTAACACTTGCACACATTTTAATATATTTGTACAATTTAGTTCTTGATTTTTTATGTTGGCTTTCAGGTGTTGGTATTGGAGGGTGGATTAATTGGTACCCTTTTAAAAAATATAAAAAATATTGCGACAAAAAAGATTTTACTATAAGATTACCAATGATAACTTATCCTGATTGTCAAGCTTGTGAATGTACTCAAGAGTTAAAAACAACGGGTATTGCGAATAATAATGCTGCTGGAGGTGTTTTAAGTTTGTTATCATCACCTGATTCTTATTATGATGGTTTAGTGTCAACTTACTTTTCAGGGTTAACTGAAGATGGTTCAACATTTGCAACAATGTATTCTGAGTCGTTATCGGGTTTGGCATTAATGTCAGCTAATATGGATTCAGGAAGATATAAATTACCACTTTCTCAAACATTAAATGTTAGTGATGGTAGCACTGTATTTGTTAATTCATTTAGTTTACCTATTGGAGAAAGGATTAATATCTTTAATCAAAGAGATAGTTATTTTTCAAATATTAATAAAATTAAAGTAACAATTGCAAAGGATTCTAATTTAGGTAAATTTCATTATGATAATACGATAACTGTTTTATCTCAAGAACAGTTTCAAACTGGAGACCTGTTAACTTTTGTTAACGTAACAGGGACTACTGACATTAATTATCTATATACTGGATTGACAACAGGTGAGACTGCGACATTGGTTACAGGAATTAGTGGGCAAACTTATAATGGTAGTGGAGCAACATATGTTGATGTGTCATATGCTACGACTCAAACATCAAATGTTTTAACACCTGTAAGATATGATTTACCGTATGGCTCTTCAGAAACAAATTATAGATTCCCTGCGGATTTAGAATATTATCAGGTTATTACGGCAATAACTGTTTCAGACGCTGCTAAAATATGGAATACAGGTACAACTCAATCTTTTGGGAATGTTTTAAATACTCCTTCTATCTCAACTAGATGGAAATCAATTGCAGGTTTCAGGGTCCAAGATGGTACTAACACTTTAAATGCTTATGAATTTTTCCAAAGTGGTAATGAACAATATATTTTAATCTTACAAAGAGGAGTTGACCCGTATTCTCCAAAGTATGTTAATGAATATTGTTTAGGTGGTTTATTTGGAACAACTGAATTTGATTCAAATTGGACAATAACCGCATCAACAAGAGTTAATATACCTATACAAAAAGTAGATACATCTAGTATGACTGTACAACCATATAATCAAACTAATATGTACTACCAATCTTATTTCTTTAAACCTGGTACTACAACATCATCAATAGCAGGGCAATCATTTACAGGATTTACAACAACAAATACTGCGTATTATGGTTCATTAGATGCAACAACAAGTCCATTACCTGTTAAATCAACAATTAATGGTAATAAAGTACTTTCGTTATCTTCAAATGGTTTTTATAATGTCAATGCATCTAGTGTCAAATACGATAACAGTGAAGACTTATCTGGGTCGGCAGTAATGGCGAGTAATTCAGGTATAGGTAATTTAATAGTTAATTCAAATAGCCTTGGTTATTATTATACAACAAAAACATTCTTTAGTACTAACCCTACAATGTTAATTAATAATGACACATTGAATGTTTTAAGAACCGATAGATTACCATCTTCAGATGGATTGGATGGTTCTTCATTTACAAATAATCCATCTTTATTACAGCAAAATAATAATTTTAATGTTTATTTAGTTAATACTGATTCTGACGATATTACCTCAACCGCTTTCTCAACAGGGGCTCAAACAGTTACTCCTGATTTAGAAGGATTAGCAAACTCAATTAAAGTATTGGAAAGTTTTAATTGCGAAAGTATGGTTGGATTAGACTGTTATCAAGGTTTTGGTGATAATTTTAGTATTAACCAAGCATGTACTACCGCAGATGCGGTTGAGGGTGGATGTTACATGTTTATGAGAAGACCATTAACTGATTTGAAAAAAGACCTTGGAAACTTTGGAGAATGGGGATTTAGGTTTAGATTTTTCTATGGATTATGTAGAGGAGTTTTATCTCAATCATTTATGAATAATTGGATTAATGGTTCATTATTTGCATTTCCATTGCAAGTTAATACATATTATGATAGTAAAAATAAACCCGAATACCCTAGATTTGCCAACGATGTTGCATATTTCAATATGGATAGTAATAATTTCTATTATAGAAGTAGTCCTTGGAATGATATTTCAAATAAATTTATAGGTAAAAAAACAAATAACCCTGGTGGAGTTAACGTATTAAATTTATTGTATCCAACTACAATCGTTAACTTGGGTATGAAAGATTATTTCTATTCTGAAATAACTTTTGACCCAGCGACCAAAGGATATATAATGCCTAACATAGATTCAACTAGTTATGGTGATACTTCAGATTTAATTAATTTATTTGTTATTTCTAGAATTACAGATGAAAGTTTTTTAGCTCAAATAATTCCTTTAGGTGATAACTCTATTAATCAATTATTTTCAAGGCCTCAAAGAAGAATTGACGGTGATTTAGCACAATTGATGTCAATAAATTCTGAAATAGGTAATGTTAATTTTTCACCTGAATATTATGAAATAAGACCTGGAGAAATTAATGCCACAAATATTTTAGGTACAAGTAGTGACCCAATTATGGCTGTTTGGTATTCATCAACAACTCAAGATTTACAAACTAAAGATTATTTAACTCCTGGCAGAATTGATTTTAGAGGTACAAATAATAATGGATATTTTCCATTTGCATATGGAGTTAAGTCACAACTAACACCATTCTATCAATGGAAATTTGCGTCAGGTAGTAGTACTATATTTGGAAACCAAAATAATAATTGGGCGACAGATACTGCTGATATTATTCAAAATAACTATCAATCTTTAGATAGGGCGGCCACAAATACAAAATATTATTTAAACGGAACTTCAGTCGCAAATGACTTAACTGCGAGAGGATACATATATAGTGTAGATGGAAATGTAACAAGTTATCCAACCGTAGGAGGAAGATACACTTCAACACCACAAACTTCAAGTAAATTTTTAGTTGGAGCCCCATTCCAATTTTATTTTGGAGTGGTTAAAGGTGAATCGGCATTAGACAGATTTAAAACAAAATATTCAATAGATGAGTAAGTATACAATAGTTCCAAGTAACTTAAGATATAAAGGAGCACCATCGGTTAATGAAGAAATTTCATTAACACTTGAAGAACAAAGTCAACAAATCACTGAGTATGATAGGAGTTCAACAATTAGTTTAGCTCAAGTATATGATGACGAAAGACAAGGATGTACAATCTTTAGACCAACGTTTAAAGTCTCGTATTTATATGCCAATACTTATACAGGAACTACGGGATACTTACCTTTCCAATATAATCTTTATTATACAAGTCCAGAGAATTCAAAATCAAGTGCTCAAAATGGTGGTAATGGTAAATGGCCTGGTTATCCGCAATATTATGAATTTGATTTTTTTAGACCAGATATTTCAGACCAACATTTTGTATATAAGTCAAAAAGTGCTTATACCTATAATTGGATGTACTATCTAACATATCCATATGAAAACAATTATAATAAAGAATTAACTTATTATTCAAATAATACAAATGCGGTAAATTGGTTAGCAAAGGATGGGATACCTTTTTCAATATTAAATTCTACATCAAACGGTAATGGACTTATCGCGTTTAATTGTATTGCGCCTCATGGATTAACTGAGGGTGAATATGTTGAACTATCTTTAACATATAGAAATTCAAATATATTCCAAGTATACTCTTTAGGTAATGGGTTATTTGATAGTGGTGTTTATGTTTTTAATGTTTTGAATATTGGATATACAGGAACAACATTTAGTAATGGTACAACAGGTACGTTTAAAAGAGTTATTAATCCTGATAATTTAACGGAAACTAAGTCAAAATATTATGTAAAACAAAACAAAGTTTTAACAAATTTAACTGACCTTGAAATGGTTAAAGCTGGGTTTGAAAAAAATATTTTTAATGAAGAAAAGAAATTAGAATATAGTTCAATAACTCCAAACAACATTACAAGAATTTCTCAAAAAACTAGTAGTAATACTTATAATTTAACATCAAAATATGATTTAGATTTTGCAGGATTAAAAGATAATCAACAAAGACCAATAACTGAAATTTATTTAACAATAGTTAATAAGGGTTATTCAGGTTATTTTAATAGCCCACAAAATGGAGTTGGATTGAAACAAGGATGGGAGTTTAATTTATCAAAGACGACAAATCCGTGGTGGAATTTAACTAATGAAAAATCAAATACAAACATACCAGTCTCGGCATATACATTAACAAACGGAGAGACCAAAACATTCTATTATAATTTAGACTTGAAAAAAGAAGATTTAATGGACGGTGATTTTTGTGAATGGAATGACTATGAGCAAATAGAAAGAGTAGTATCTCCTTATTTTCATAAATTAAAGTTTAATCAAACTGTTTTTCAAACAACAACGGTTGCAACAACAAACGCGCCAGGATATTATTACCAACCTCATAATAAGATGACAATTAGAGTATTCTCTGATTACATCGAAACAGGAGGAATTGCTTTTGTAGACCAAGTACCTGAATGGTCATTCTATTCTATGACTGACCAACAGTTCAGATGGAGAGACTTATATACTTATGGATATAGAGATAATTTTGGTAGAGGAGTGGATTATCCATATTTAAATACGGCTCAATACCCATACTCAGATATTAATTTTAGATTAATACCTGAAGGTATAAACTATAATGATAATCTAACAGGATATGATTTTTCATTCAAACCATTAATAGATAATTGTGAATAAAGTAGTAATAAGACAAGACGGAATTACCGACAAACAAATCAATATTCCTGTTGAATTGCAATGGGATTATTTAGGTTTAGATATGGCAATTGAGGAGTACGAAAAAACTGTCATTACTGAAGTAATAGGTGTTGGCAGAGATTTTGAAGTTTCAAGATTTGAACATTTGCCTGCAACTGCAACAACAAATAATACTGAAATTAATTATGAGTTTTATTTTTATTCTGGTGGTTCATTAAACGATATTAATAATTGGAGAATCAATTATTTAGGTGAAGGGTTTACGCCTCAAGAAGTTTATTATTACGAAAATAATTTTAGTAATTCATTTTTCAAATTAGACTTTTATGACACTCCTGATGAAAAAGCCCAAAAAAATTATTTGACAATAATTTTACCAACCCAACAAGGTTTAACAATGGAAACTCAAATGCAAAGAACATTGGTTAATATTAAGAAACCAAAGTTTGTGTTAGATTATGTTGGAGATAAAGAAGGGTTTTTTATTTATTGGTTAAAGAAAAGAAATTTTTTGGATGTTAGTACATTTTATATGAGTGCCAAGTTTTACAATGCTAAGACAGGCCAATTTACTAAAATGATGACGGGTAAAGGGACTAATCCTTTGGACCAAACAAACGGGCCTCAAGTTTATTTATCGGGTAATAAATACGCCTTTGATAGTACTCAGTATTTCTACTATACGGTTAAGTTGGATTATACAACTCAAACATATCAAGTCTTTAATACCCAAGGTCAAAGGATGGGAACAAATATACCCATAAAATGGTTCGAATATGTTAATCCGCCACAATAATGCAAGACTTATATAAAATAACGGTATCACCAGAAAACGTCAAAAGAGATTTGTCCATTGTTAGTTATGATGGAACGCCTGTAGGTGTTTATTCTGCAATGACTGCGGTTGTTAGTTCAGGTCCTTATGGAGCTTCGTTATTGACTAACTTAACGGTACCTATTTTATTAAGACAAACAGCAGTAGACGCAGGTTACTATAGTCCATTTGATGGGGCGGTATTACAAAAAGATGTTGTTGCAAATTTCATATTTTCATCAACAACTACAAATCCATATGTTTATAATGTTTATAATACCTCAAATCAATTTCAAAAGTTTTTAGATTTATCTGCATACAAAGTTGATTGGGGAGACGGCACACCAAAAGAAATTATAACAGGGTATACACCAACATCAATAACACATACTTACGCTTCGGCAAATAGTGAATACACTATTACTATGGAACAAACCAATCCATGGGGTGTAACAAGAGTATCAAAAATAATTAAGACTCCGTTTACAAATCCAACGATTTATAACCCACAAGGAACTGCTTATTTTACTCCTTCGGCTGGAAATTGGATTGGAACATCTGTATCATATGATTATATATTTTCAGGAGATGCGGTTAATGTTGTGTCCGCACAAACGTCTAATAATTATGTAACAATACCATTTACTGTATCTGGAATAACCAAATCAAGAGTTAATGAATTAGCCCAATACGGTTCGCCAAAATTCCAAGTTGGAGTTCCTGTTATTGCTAACGGACAAATATGGGGGGCAATATCTGACATTAATTCGGTATATACTGCTTACACTATAACAAACGTAAACTATTATGACTATAGTGACGGGACAACAATTTTCTTTCAACAATCATCAGGACTAACTGAGAATAATCTACAAGCAAGTCCAATAACAAAAGATGAGGTTTTATTAAAAGTTATTGACCAAGCTCAAGTACAAACAGATGTATTTGTGGAGAGAGGAAAGAATAGCGCATATGAAAGAGTGCAAAGATTAGGGGAGGTTGATAATTTAGGAGACATGATTAATTATGGTTATGGATTTTTTAATGTCGATAATAAGAAAAGAACCTAATGAAAAAAAGAACTAAACTATTTATAAATTAAATAAGAGAACATGGCAATAGGCTCATACGGTACAATAAGACCATCAGATGTTTCACCACAGGATGTTGAAATAATCATGAACTACACTCCAACAAGAGATGTGACAGACCAATTTGTGCTTACAAAATTGGATGCACCTACCATACTTAAACCTTACTTTGCTAATACTGAAACAGGAGGAAATGCTGGAGTTGAGGTTTTAGGTGGACTATATAATTTAACCTTACCTGCAAATCAGTTTAATGCGTTGGGTATCTACACATTATATTTAAGACCTGCACAAATAAGAACGGTTATTACCGATTGTGGTGTTTTAAGTGCGTTGCCAA